GGATTTAATTTTTCTACTTCTCCAGCACTAACACCTACTAAGGTTTGAATTTTGACCATAGATGTCTCAAAGTCCATAGCACTCTTTGCAGAGGCTACTCCCATAGCAGCTATAGGTAGAGTAATAGCTCTAGTCATGTTAGCACCTACCGACTTCATTTGCCCCCCAAATTTTTTGAGGTTGTTTCCCATCTTACTAAGGCCCTTAGTAAATGCCTTAGATTTAAGGTTTAAATATACCGATAATGTTTTGACAGATTGTGCCATTATTTATTATAGTTTTTATTAGCCTGTGCTATTAAATACTCAGCTTTTTTCTTATCAGATATGAGTTTCTTTACGTTAACTTTTTTCTCCCAGTCAAACTCAATTAAATCTTTTAATTTTATTTGATCCTGTCGCTTACGCTCAGAGTTTATTAGTGCTACAGTTTGAAACCTTACTCTCTCCCATTCCGCCTTTTGCACCTCAAAATCATGATCATTTTTACCTCTTAATTTGAGCTGAAACATTCTAGGAGTATAATCCCAAAACTCATCAGGAGACATATTTAAGTAACCTAATCCTAATTGTAAAAGATATTCAAAAGTAACAGGCTCTATTTTTTCGCCTTCACTTTCTTTTTTTTTTCCTCAGGATTCATTTTTGCCATTTGCTCAGAGAAAATCTCCATACATTCATTGAATACATCCATACCTTCATCATCTATCCAGTCCGCTACATCATCTGATGTGTATTTAAAATCTTCTTTTGATTTCCTAGCTCCATGTTTTAATCCTACATAGATAAGATTTATAGCATCCGTTAATGATATATTTTCTCCTACGTTAGATAATTCATGCAGTCCTAAGCCTGAAAGGTCGCACCATTGAGAGAGAGCTGCGAATCCAAAATGAATTGGTCGCATCTCGCCCCCTATAGCAATTTTTTTAAGTTCACTCATAATATAATTTTTTCTCAAATATATAAAGAAAAAAACTAATTATTATTATGCACCAGCCTGAGTTAATTGTCCTGTACCTTGAATACTTACTGAATATGTGGAAAATTCTCCTACGTTTGCATTAACACCAATAGATGTAATGTAACCATATCCTGTATGCTTCTTTGCAGATGCTTGTCCTGATCCATCTCTGAACTGTACATATACTTTTGTACCTGCCTCTAGAGCAGCTATACTAGTATCTCCTGATACAGTTTCTCCTGATGATGTAGTGAAAGCCTCACAGTCCAAAGTCCATGATTTAACTCCATTTATAAATTCTTTTCTCCCTGAGGAGTCTTTGTTTGTTACATCTATAGTTTCCTGATTGACAGATAGAGTCCCAGTAGTAGCTCCAGCTACAGCTGTAGGAGATGTACTCCCTGATAAATCTACACTCAAAACTATAGCACTTCCTGTAATTGTTTTAACAGCCATTTTACTATTTTTTTATTTTATTAAACCTTAATTATGATGCAGTATAACTTAATGCTCCTGTACCTTGAATACTTACTGAATAAGTAGCAGCATCTTCTGTACCACCTGATGCAGTTAAACTAGTAATATATCCATACCCTGTATAGTAATTACCTCCTGTATTACCTAAAAATTTTACGAATACTCTACGAGGATAATCTGCTATAATAGGAGATATAGTTCCTGCTGCCACACTTATACCCATAGCTGGGAGAGCCATAGTAGCAAAATCTACAGAGCCATCTTCATTATAAAATACTTCTGCATCTACAGTCCACGATCTACTCAATCCGCAATACTCTTTTTTATCTAGAGATGTTTTATCTGTAACCTCAGGAGCATCTATTGTAAGAGTAAGAGTACAACTAGTAGCGGCAGCTATCGCTGTAAGGACAGGAGTAGTACCATCTGCTGTATTTGTAGTATCATCAATACTTAGTACCATATTAGTACCATTTACCATTGTTGCCATTTGTTATTATTTTAAAAATTAATCTTTTGTTTTTTTACTTTCTTTTTTTGTAGTTTTTTTTACGAGGTTAAACTCATCCTCTATTACTCCCTCACTTAAAAGATTCATATAACCATCTCTATCTACTGGGCCATAAAAATCTCCCTCTTTATGAGGAAATCTATCTTTTATTAATTTAACTTTATACATATCTTTAATTTAATGATTCGTATTTATTGTATATATAATCTTTTATTTTCTTATATATTATATTTGTAGGCTGGAATGGTACTGTATCACTTCCTGTACTAGCATCAGGTACAAATAACATCATTTCATAAATAGTAAATCCTACACTAGTAGCCTCACTACTACCCATACCTGCAAAGGTAAGAGAATTAGAATAAGTATCACTATTACCTACAAAAGAATTATCCTGTATAATTTGTCCCGTAGTTAGTTTTGGATTGTAATTACTATTGAAATACTCAAACCATCCACTATTATTTTTAGTGCCTCCTGTTTGAGCTTTATTACCTCCTAATGATAATGCTATAAAATGTATATCAGCATCCCAGTAAGTAGTAGAATCAGTAGAGGATATTAGGGATTTAGTTCTACTTGCATAAGAAACATTATTACCACAGGGATTAAATTCAACAGAGATATTTGATCCTATTTTTGAATGAGTTAATGCCATATTTCCCTCCTCAGCTGCTGAAACAAAATTACCAGATAAATAATTAACTCCTCCATCTTTGGCAGGTCTATATACATAAATTAATAATCCTCCATAAGCTAGAGATATGCCATTATAAGCTGAGTCTCTAAATGTCCTAAAACTATCATTATCATCAAAATACGCATAAGCTGGAGTAGTAGTACCTGCAAACCATGTAGGCTTATCTGCATCTGGACACCTTAAATAAGGATGATACTCTACTATATTATCTGTAGGAGTTTTTTGAGCATAAAATTTACCTATTTTATTATATAAAAATTGTACTACTGCACCATTTCCTACATTCCTATATGTAACACTACTAAAAACTAAAGCTGATCTATTATTGCTAGTAACCTGAGTAAAATCTAGTGATAAAATTAATGGATTAGTAAAACTACTTATAGAGGTAGCTGTATCAGCTTTCCCTTTGCTATATGCAAACTGTTCTAGATTCCAATAAAAATAGACCTCATAATCTACAGCTCTAGTATATAACATTAAATCATCAAAATAATCATCAGATTCGCCTGTAAAAAAAACATTAGATATATCTACATTTTCTATTAAACTATGATTATTACCATACTCATCTTGATATCCTTGTACTGTATCTAGACCTGCTAAAGAAAAATCTCTATAATTATCTAATACATTTTTTATCTGTTTAGATATTTTAGAGGTAGTTTTATAGCTCTTAGATACTACCTGTATACTAAGATCACATTTTACCATATTAGGATTTTTATCTTTTGTAGTCTCTAGGTCTAGCATTTGATGATATATGATAGCTGGATATGAGCTAGAAGATGATAGAGAATACTTAGCATTTTGAGGCATGATAATAGGAAACACCCCTCCACTACTTAAATCTGAGATTTGATTTTTTAAAATTTTATGTATAGCCTGTCCTATCATAGTTTATATGTATTTGCTAATCTATGTTTCTGTAAAATACTATTTTTGATCTGGCTATATTCAGCACTTCCAAAATCTAATTTATCAGGTACTACTACTAGATCATAAATATGTAACTCATCATTAAGATTAATAGTACCCTCTCCATTAGTATCATAGCTAGTAAGATCACTATGTATACTACCAAACTTTAAAAAATACTCTTGCCAAGTGGTAGAGCTAGGATGCTCAAATCTATTAAACCTATCTCCTGTACCTGCCCAATTTTTTGCTCTATATGATGCTGTAACAATATCTGTTTCTCCTGCTAGTTTTGTGGTAGATGTTCTACTTACACTAAAAGCAAAATATACTGGCTCAGAGAATCTTAAATCAGGATTTAATCCTGTATTAGATTGTAAGGTTAATAAAACCTCTGATGATTCAGCATCTCCACCTGATCCATTATCTTCTAGTGCTGTTAAGAATAAATGGAAAAAATGCTCACTTCCTAAGATTTCACTCTTTACTCCTATGCCTCCATATTCTGTAGCTGAACCAGCAGAGTCTTTAAATAAAAAAGATGCTCCTTTTGCATTAGAATAAGAATCTGGCAAAGTAAAAACACAAAAAAAAGTTAATTCTTTATATCTTCTATTAGAAGCTAACGCTTGGCTAACAGGTACTAAATACTTACTAGAGCCAAATTCTAGATAGTTTAATCCATTAAATTTAGGAGGAGTAATTGCACTACGTTTTAATGTAGGAGTATAGGTAGTGCTAGGACTATTTTTAGAGACAAAGACAGGATATTCATTATTTACACTTAATACCTCTGTAATAAATTGAACATTATCACTTTCACTATACACACATGGAGACCATATATACTGCACTCCATCATTAATGTTAATAGGTTGATCATATAATGGATTACCTCCTGAGCTGTTGGTAGCCATTAGATTTAAATCATCTAATTTTAAATAAAAATCAGCTCCCCAGTTTGCTATATCATTTATATATGTTAGTTTAAAAGTTAATGTATTTCTATAATTCTCTAAAATATCATCAAAAGTCTCAGTAGAATTAATAAAAAATAAATCTATGATTTGAATACCTGCTACATATTGTATAGGGCCTGTACACGCTGGAGAGTGATCTCCATAATTACCAGAAGCAAAGGCAGTAGTATATAATGGAGTACCATATCCTATACTAGTATCATCATTTGAATTATATATATTATTATATCTATGTAAATTGTTTATTATTAAAGTAGATAATTTAACTACATCTGCATAGCTTTCAGATACTATATCTATCTCTATATCTATTGTGTTTGCTAAGGCTCTAAATGATTTTATATTAGAAGGCTCTATATCTCTTACAGTATAGACTATAGAGGGAGTGCCATAGTTTTGAGGTAATACATTAGGAAAAACATTATCTCCTACAATATCATAAACCTCAGATTGAGGATCTAGATGTGAGTTAGTAGTTTTATTTCCATAACCTATTAATAAATATCTTATAGCCTGTCCTATCATCTTCTGTAGTTTTTTTCAATAAGTCTACGAGCCATTGAACCTATTAATCTCAATACTTGATCTTTTTTTCTTAGCCTAGCTTTTTCAATAAAATGTTTTGATTGATGATCTGAGGTTTTTTTACCTCCCCTTATTTTATGTGGTGCTAGTGCCAAGTGTGCATACCATCCATCTAGATTAGGTTTACCTAATACCTTAGGATGTAATACACCAATTCTAGGAGCTACAAACAAACCCCTCTTAGTATGCCATGATGCAATACTCTTTTTTAAAGTACCAGCTTTATATGGTACATTATAATAAGTTCTTTTACTCCCTTTTTTAATTTTCCCCTTATATACAGGAGCTAAGGACTTCATGTCCTCCCTTAAAGGTTTAGCAGCCGTTTTAAGTATACCTCTTACTTTACGACTACCTCCCTTAAAATCTCTAGCTATTTTATTTAAATCATTTAAAATAGATCCTAGCTCTCTAAAATCTACAGTAGCAGCTTCAAAATAACCTCCTTGACTTCCTATACTCATTAATCATTATCATTATAGTAACATCTTATTAAGATTCCTAATCCCCTTCCGTTATATTCCATGCTGGATATATTCCAATACTTATTAAGATATTTGATTGTAAAATGTTCCTCAGGAGAAATGGTTGTACTATTCATCTCTAAGTCATTATCCCATCTAACTAAAAAAGCTATTTTTGATTTTGCTACTATAGTATCATCCTGTACTTTCTCTGTACCCTTTGTGCCTATAGTAATTATTTCTCCCCAAATAGTTTTGAGTAATGTTTTACTCTGAGATATTTCTCCGTACTCATTCTGAGTGTTTGTATAATAATAAACCTCTAGAGGAGTATCTAATCTACCAGCTTTTAAAAATTCTTTATTTCCAGTAGTAGCCATTCTAGTATGTTTTTACTCTATATGAATCTAATATATACTCTC